CAAATCCGACATCAACAAGATCTCCACCAACAACTCTTTCATTATATGTTTTTGGTATGTAAAAAGCCTTACAAGTACAATTGCAAACATTACCAGCTGATCCAGCTGGATCTCCAGGAAAGCTCATTAGATCTGATTTACCATCATCAGCAACAACCAGGAATTGTTCATGCTCAGGGATTGTTTCTCCATCCAGCTCCATATGTCCATCTCTTGATGTAGGCAAGAAAGAGGATTGCCAGGTTTTATTAAGAGATGATTTATCAAACATAGTCAAAGCTGATTCTCTCATTGCCATATTTGATGCTGTTGTTGTTTCAGTTCTAACAATCCTTGTGGCCTGGACTTTTGATAGATATGTCAGTTGTTTTCTTAATATCCTGGTTTGTTCAGGAACTCCCAGAGCCATAAAAGATGGATCCCTTGTTAGTTTTAAAAACAAAGAATTTAGTTGAGATCTTTGATTTGCTGTTAATCCAGTAATTCTTTTTGATCCAATTCTTGCTGAAATTTGTGCAAATGTAAGCTCCCAAGCTGTTTCATAATTTTTTAATACAAGATTTTTAGTTGCAAACTTTTCAAAATTATTAAAATACCAGTTTGCCATTGACATTCCTACCCTTACATATAAAAATTTATATGCCTTTAACCAATCCTCTTTTTTAAATAAAAATGGAAAATCTGTTCGGCCAGTTGTTAGAAATTCATTAATTGTAGAAAAATATTTATCCTTATAAAATTTGCTCCAGGATCTTATTTGTTTCCTTTCGACAATTTTATATTTCTGATCATAAGCTCTGGAAAACTTGCTATAATTAATCATCTTTATATTTGTTTCTTATCCTGGTAACATAAGGGATCATTGATTTGCCTCCCCAAAGTTTATAAGAAACCCATCCAGCATCTTTGTAAGGCTCATCTTGATATTTTGGATCTATCTTTTCGTTTCCCTTATGCCTCATTAAAAATGAATAAATATCTAATACATCTCTAAATGATAGATCAGATCTTGATGCCAATTGTTTGGCTCTTTTCCATCCAGTTGCTGTTCCCCCTTTAACTTTAGATCCATGTTTTTCTTTTAGATCTAACATCCTTTGAGCATTATTAGATGCTGATTGAGGATAGCCATCAAATCTCATTTTGTATGGATCCTCCTCGTTGTTATGGCTTGATTTTTTTTTTGTTGATTTTGGATGTTCAGCTGGCAATAGATCTGTGTCATGCTGGCCAGATCTGAATCTCCCATTTCTTAAAACATATAAAAAAGAATTTACTCTGGCCATTGCCCATTGTTCTGGAGATGAAACTGATGGCCTAACTGATGATGGATTTGTTCTATATGCTCCGATCCCTCTTTTATAAACAGCATATAAAGTTCTGACATTTGTTCTTTTACTTACTGCATTGTTTACCTTTTCATTATGATCATCAGCCTTTTTTTTTAATGCCTTTTCTAATCTTGCACTCATTTGCTTTTCCTCATCCTCATCATGATAATTTTTATCATCCTCAATGGCCTCCATATATTCCTCATGAGAATTAAAAGGCATAAAGATCTCATTTCCATCCTCATCCTCATGAGAATGTGATCCTGATCCACCGAGCTCCTCAGCTCTTGCTTCAGCCTCCTCCTGAGTTGTGTAAGCATCATTCATTCCAGGAACAGCTCTTTTTATAATCATAGTTTTTTCCTCTTGATCCTCATCCAAGTTGATCGGCTCAATGCCATCCTGATTTGGATCAACTTCGGATTCCTCTATTGGTAAAAGATTAGATGGAACGTAATAAGTGTTCATCATATCATTATCCTCATCAACTCCATATCCAGTTGCAATTCTTTTTTCATTTGGAGTAAGCCACCAAGCCGAGCTCATTTGATTGACTATCTTTTCAGTTTCCTCCTGGAGCTCTGGTATTGCTGTGAAATCAAAATCAAGTTTTAATTTTTCTCCGAATTGAGGCATTAGCCATCTATTTAATTCATCTCTGATCTTTAACATCTCTGGCAATATTGCATTTTGATACAATGATTTTTTTGCCTCTTTTACATTGTTATATGTTGAGGATTCAGTATTGTTTAATAATACAGATGGAACATTATAGATGTTGCATAAATCTTTAATAGATGCATTGTATTGCTCAATCAAACTTAAATCTGATGCATTCAATCCAAAATTTATCCAGGATAATTTCTTTGGAGTAATCACAATATCTCCGGCATTGTTAGAGCCTCTGTATTGCTGTTTAAATCTATCCTTGAGCTGTTGAGCCTGGACTTCATTAATATCCCCCTCATCACTCATCAAAACACCTCTGGCTGTTTGATTCTGCAAGTATTTAACACCAGTTTCTGTTGCCTCATTATTTGTTTGCAATGATCTTAATCCAGCTTTCAATGGAGATTGTCCATAAAGATGAGATCCAGAAAGGTTATAATTAGGATTAAAATCTTTAATATGGCATATTACTTCAGCTGGAATTTTGTGTGATCCATTGTATTGTAAACTATATTCTTTAATTGGTTGCATGATTCCTCCAGAATGTATTTCAACCAATTGAGATGGCAAAACATAAAGCTCTTTATATTGCTTTAATCCAGTTTCTGGAGCTATGCCATAGATGTATCTGTTTCCAGTTAGTTTCCCAAATGCAATTAATTCCTGGATAAAAGAGCCATAAGATTGCATTGGATTTGGCCTCTCTAAGAGCTCATGGATATTAGTATGCTCTAATTCTACCATTGTATGTTTTCGCATAATCTGAGCCTTTAACATAGCCTCTGGAGTTAATGCTGAGGTTAATGCTTTATATCTTTTAAATTCAGATTCTGATTTTATTTCAAAAATTTGAAATGGTATTGTTGAACATGCATTGATTATAATATTAACCAATGAATAGATTGTTGCATTTTGTCGATACCCTTTATCAATATAGGTTTGATCATTCTCTGCATTCCAGATAATATTATTACCAAGATAGTTGAAAATGGCTTTGTTGTAATCAATGTTAGTTGATTGATCATTCTTTGTTGTTATAAGGTTTCGGATCCTATCTAATAAGCTGGCCATATATTTTGATATAAGAAATTAAAAGCAAATTTACAAAATTTAAAACTCATTAGATTACAAAGAAATTATCCCCTTTTTTCCACCTTGAAAATACCATATATCTCAAAGCATCCATGCAATGATTATGTTTATCTCGTGGAACATTTATGATCTGGCCATTCTTTGTTTTCTCCCACCAATAATTATAAAATTCTTTGATCATGTTTTTGGATTGTTTAGATACTATAATCTCATGATCCTTTAACAGCATTATCCCAGCCATTATAGAGCCAGCTCCTTTAGTTGCTGGTTTTACCCAGAGCTCTGTTGATAGGAAATCAATACTCTTTGGCTCAGCTGATTCTGCATAGATCAATTTCTGATCCAGATCATTTCTCTTTATGTAGTCAATGATCATTTGATTAGTAAACTTTGTTTTATACAAAATTTCATGGATGTATAATTTGTTACCTTGTTTTCCTACCTCTACTATTGCTGTTGGATCATTCGTATATCCAAAATCTAATCCCAAATAAGTTTCATCCAGATCAGGGAACTCGTTATGATCAATGATCTTGAAATCTGTAAAGATCTGCCGATCAGTATAGGTTGCTCTCTGGCCTAATCCATAGATCTGCCAATAGTTAGGATTAGTTTTCTCAAGCCTTTCGATCTCTGCCTTGATCAATGGATCCAGGAAAGCATTATCCAGATATGTTGATACAAATACATCTGCATCATCTCTCGATTCCAGATCATCATAGATCCAGCTGTTCGGATCTGATGGATTATAATCACAAATAAACTTATCCTTTGTTCTCATGTTTAGCTGAGTAAAATCCTCCTTTGTTAGTTCATTGATCTCATTGGCATAGCATATAGTTCTAAATGCTCCTCTTAGTTTCTGAGGATCATCCAGGCCTCTAAACTCCAGGAGATGATTCTTATATCTAAAAGTGTTCTCTGATTTATTATGGATGCCATGATAGTACAGCTCAGTTTCCTCCAGGATCTTAATCATATCCCTATATATAGAGCCCTTTAATGTTGGTAATGTTTTCCTTATGATAGTAATTACTTGAGGCTCCTTAGATGTTAATAGGAGATAAGCTATGTATTGACAGATGGCCACCGATTTCCCAGATCTTGATCCACCTCTATGGATTACAAATCTCTTTGTGCTGTTTAGTGTTTCGTAGAATTGTTTATTGCATTCCTGGATTACTCTTTGCTCTTTGCTGGCTTCCATTCAATTAGTTTAGATTCAAGTTTAGCATCATGCTGAATCTCTTGCCTCTCTATATAGTTTCTTTTCTTGCCTTTGGTTTTAAGATAGAATATAGTTGCTGTTGTATTACCCTCTGATATTTGTTGATGTAACTTACTCTCTGCAAAGTCAAGAGCTATCTCTGAGATGTCCTCAACTGATTTCTTGAACTCCGGATCCTTAGCCATGTAATCATAGAATGTTGATCTGGCCACCTGAGCTGATTTGCATGCTGTTGTTACAACTCCAAGAGATTTCTCCAGAGCCTCCAATAACTTCTTTTTTAGTATGTCCGAATGTGTAGGCATGTGGCAAATTTAACGAATTAATTTGATTATCTCAGAAACCCCAGAAAAGTCCGGAATATCAAGAGATTTATTATTATCCAAACAATAATCAACAATAAAAGATTTTGGGAGCCATAGATCCTCAGTTGTATCAAACTCAGTATGAGAATCTACATAATCTAAAATGTAATCTAAAATCTCCTGGTAAATCTCTTTGTTGTTTTCATTTGGACATGCTCTAATTAATTTACTTAATTTATCAATGCCATGATCTAAAGGATCATAATCAATCATTATTATTTGATCCTCATCAGTTATTCCAAAGTCAGTTGTTTTTACTATCATTAGTTAAGCCATTTAATTTTAATAGTTAAAGCTATAATCAGGATTTCAATATTGAAATATTTATGATGTAATAGCTGATCGTGATCTTGTTTCCAGAACTTAATGCTTATGCCTAATCCCCAGATTAATCCTAAACTAATTTTATATCTGTTTAATATTTTCATCTTTATATTTTTTATAGATGTGAACATAAAGCTCCCATATCTTTTCAGATGCCTCTTTATCTGTTTTATAAAATTTATGACTTTTGATAATAGCTCCGGAATCATTGATGTAAAGTGTTTTATATCCACTTTGCAAAGCTACAATATAAATTTTTATGTTCCTTTTTAAACACCAGCTCATGGCTGTATATTGAATTGGTAATAGGCTCATAAAATGTGA